AAGGGACAGTCCTGCAAGGGTGTAGTCCCAATCTTCGGGAAGTGAGAGCATTTGCGACAACAAGCCCTTTGCCTTTAGGGAAAGTTCCTTGTTGCGTAAATGGTGGTTGCTCATAACCGTATAACCTTTGTTCTTTTCCACGCGGAAAACTGCCATAGCTTCGTCACTCCTTTTCGTTGAATTTGTTACGCAGTAGAAACGCGGTTTTGAGGGAAAAGGTATCAACCCTTGTCTTTCTCATTTCCACGCTCTAAGAGCCGCATAAATCAAGGCTTTTTTGCCCCTTACTGCGTAACATGAGGGCATAAAAATAGCGGCGTTCCTGTTCTCCTGTGTAGGAGTGAGAAACGCCGCCGTATGTGGTACATTTTATGTTAGAAAATAGCTTGTTTTATCATTTTCGTATGAAAGTTGTCCTTATAAGAACGCAGCCAGAAAAGGCTTGTCCTACAAAAAATGTAGTGTTTATGCGGGTTTCCGGCTTTGTTGTTCTTACGCAGTCGTACCATCTGCTGCAAGGTCCTCTGTCAAATCGCAGATGATGTCCCCTGTCGATTGCAGGGTTGCAGTAGAAAACGGCATCCCAGATGCTGCCTGCGGATAGATGCCGGTGGTATGGTCCACAAAATAAGCCTCCATGCCGCCCTCTTTGATTTGTTCGACCGTCAAGCCCTTGGTCAGCTGGTACAAAATTGCACTGACAATCTCGATATGCGCCAGCTCTTCGGTGCCGATGTCGGTCAAGCCTGCCTTGACCTGTCCCCAGGGCGCTGTATAGCGCTGGCTGAGGTAACGGGTCGCCGCGCCCATCTCACCGTCTGGACCTCCAAATATTGATAAGATACAATTATTCTACCTATATAGTTAAGCTTATATCTTTTTCCCTTTGTTCCAAATATCTGTCGATTATAATCTATGATTTTATAATGTAGTTTTGAAAACACGTCTTTACGCAGTCAACATTCGGACATATTCTTCTCTGTTGCTCCAAAGCGCAGGCTTAATTCCATATTCCTCCAAGGCTCCGATAGCATCAGAAGATAATTTTCTATCTGTGTCTTTGATAAATGTATATAACTCAGAATTGGATACGCGCATATCTTTCGTATCATTCCAAGCAAAAATGATATTTCGAGCAGCATTTAAATCAAGTTTGTTTACCACCTTAATTAGACGCTCGGGGGCTTGTTTTGATTTAGCAATAGCAAAATCATAGTGGGTAGATAGCTTGCTTTTACCAACAAGGGAAAAGTTTTCAAAATACCGTACATCATATTTATCTAAAAAATTTTGGACATCCTCCAAAAAGAGGGATTGAACGTTAGGTTTGGAAAGATAAAACATATCACTTACTTTTATCATACACTGAGCAAGCAAATGTTTTTTTTGAGGAAGGTCATCTAAGGTGCAGGAAACAGTGAGTTCATTATCTTCTGATAATGTCACACCGTGAGCAGATATAATACTACTTAGAATAAATTTCCTCTTTTCAGAAGATTTAAAGTCAAATCCATTAAAATCTAAATCGTTTAATGTAGCACCATCATCTGTAATGTAGAAGGTGTTGTCCTCTTTATGAATGATATAAAGTTCTACGTAATCATTATTACGATCCAAAAAAGGCAGAGTTAGGCGGAACGTATTTTGATTCACTTGGAACTGCTCAATATTTTCTTTGAGCCAACCAAGATAAAGATTAGCAAAGTCAATATCAGCTTGGGCTTTCATCTTAAATCACTCCATTGATATTTTCACTGTTTATATTACAGTATTTGCAAAATTTATGGAAAACATGAGTAAATGAATAGTCTCCATTCAAGGAAATTTCTAAAAAATCACTTAAATCATACGCCCAAGGAAGATTCCCAGTATCAAACTCAGTTTCTTGATAAATATGAATATGATTTCTGGATGTTTTAGTCCCATCAGGATTAGTATGTGGCGGTGAGTCAATATCAATTCTCACCAGTGGTTGTTTTGTTTGTAAATACCTGTTTTGGAGTTTAAATTTTGAAAATTCTATTTTCCCACGACGGTCAATATCTAAGTAAAAACGATCTTTTGTGGTTTCACTTTTTAGTTCATATGAACTGTTTTCGTTGTTTTCCGGTAATTGTATGTTGCTTTTTAAGAAGATTTTCTTCATTCCTATCAGGAATTGAAACTCTTCATTCGTCATAAAAACACCTCATTTAGGTTTGTTTATATTATAAACTATATCTTCAACTTTCATTTTTCTAAGGGACAAATTACATACCACAACATTGACTATTTGTCAAGTATATCTTATTCTTTTTTTGATTTCTTGTCTATTCGCATTTTCCACGAATTGTTAAATTCACCTAAAAATATCTCTCCAAATCGCTCGCAGAACAATTCTCACATAAAAATCTTCCTTGCCTGCTCTTTGAGGAGGATTTTTCTTTATTCCTTCGGGAATTTATTAATTCCAAACACAGAAAGCACAATTTGTACAATTCAGTATCTAGTCAAACATATCGGCGGTTATATAGTGATGTTCTTTTACCATCTTACTTGACTTTTCTAATACAAAGTGATATGGTGAGGATAAATGATACGAAGGAGGATGACTTATGAAGAAAATTGTTATTATGCTGTTGGTTGCTATGCTATGCACTGGATGTTCCAATGGTGAGTTAGATAATGTACAGGCGGAACTGGGAGATATTACCGCCAAATATGAACAACTACAAAAGGACTACAATACCCTACAAACCGATTACGAAGAATTAAAGAAGGAATTTGATGAAGCTGTAAAAGCCAATGAAGCAGCTCAGAACAAGGCAGAGGAACAAACTGAAAAACCACAGGAAGCTAATGCACCAGTAACTAATGCAGCACCGGAATCTGAGCTTGCTCCAGAGTTCAACTTAAATCCACCTATGGAGGAATTTAGACCAGAATATCAGTCCATCTATGCAGGAGAACCGATTACTGTCAATGCACAGGCAGGAGATAATACTCAAATAGAACTTGGTACAACACTTGTACTGCCTTATGCAGAGGTAACTGTCGCTGAATGTGGTATGGCAGAGGAAATTCCAATCGCAGAGGAAGGAGCTACTGTATGTCATACAGCAGGAGATTCTGCTACACAATCTTATCTCAGATTGGAAATCAAAAATACCACCAATGAGGCAATCTATCCAGACAATCGAGTATGGGTCAACGCTGAATATGATGGTGTTGGAGGTTTAGAGGGATATGGATCGCTGGTTGCGGCAAGCAGATTAGGGGATAACCCTCTTGCCATCCAGCCACAGGAAACAAAAACATGGTATGCAGCTTGCTACTGTTCTTTTGAAAGAAGGGATAAGCTGAACACTTGTGTCATCACAATCGGGTTTCCTGGTGATATTCATGGGGCAGAAGGTGTCTCTGAAGGATCGAGTGCGTATACATATAAAGTATCCTTTATGCCAGAATAATTCTTGACATATAAACAATTATTGACAAAGCATTCACGGAGGAAAAGCACGATGACAGATATGGGTATGACCGACAAACAATTTAATTTGTTCTTAAGATTCTTGCAACGGGCACTACTTGAAGCCAAAGGAGAAAATAACATTGAAGAAAAAACAAAAAAATTGATGAAATCTTAGAAGATATTCAAAAATCCTTAGAAGAATAGAAAATGTTTCTGTAGGGTCCGAATCCCGCCAGCCCAGCCAAAGAGCAACCCTCAATAAATGGCTTGTTTATGCGGTTTGTTGAGGGTTTTCTTTTGCCTTGAAACACTGCTTGAAAGTGGTTTGATGGTGGATTTCAAAATTCCAAAACAACAGTGCTTCCTTTGTCCCCAATAGTTTGTCTGCTCAATAAGCAAAAATCACCCTCCCCGGATACTTCCGAGGAGGGTTTCATTATCCTTGCACAATATTTTGAATCAACAGCGCCAGCATCCCGCCGCCGACAGCACTGCCCAGCGCGGCAATGATGGCACCGGTGAACTTCTCCCACCAGCGCAGCGGCTTTTGTTCGATGCTTTCCAGCCTCTGTGCCTGCGCGGCGAGCTGCTCATCATGCTTTTTGACAAGCTCGCTCATCTCGATGCTCAGGCGGTTGAGCTTGTCGCACACCTGCTCTAAATCTTCAATCCGCTCTAAATCACGTTTAAAGCGCTCATCCTGCACCCTTTGCCGCTCTCGGCACAAGGTATCGCTTACCGGGTCCGGCATACGCGTCCCCTCCCTTACTGGTATTTGCTATCAATATATCCGCTGATTGCCCTACACACTGCCCGTGCAGCGCCCGGCTCGTTCGGCAGCTCTGCCCACAGCAGCGGGGACTTGTCCAGCCAGTACCAGGCGGTTTCGTCATATCGCACTTCGTCCCACGTGATAGTGTAGGTGCCCAGCAGCTGCGGGTCCAATCCCAGCATTTTGAGCTGGTGGCGATAGTGCGCTTTTGCCCGCTGGCTCTCTGCCAAATCGCGCGCTACAAAGTCCCCCAGCCGCTTGCCGGTGTAGCCCTGTACTCTGCACGGCTGCACCTTGCAGGCGTTGCCCTCTTTGAGGATGATGGTGTACTCCGGCTCGGTGGTTGCCAGACCGTACCAGCCGGCATATTCGCCCTGCATCGGCAGCATAGTAACATTTTTGTAGCCGCTTTCCTGCAAAGCCTGCACGACCTCTTTTGCCAGTGCGTTACCGCCTACATTTACGATGGTGATTTTGGTTTTCTCGCCTAATTTCATGCCGCTTCCTCCTTTTTGTCCAGTCCCAGCGCCTTCCATGCGTTTTCGATGGCTACCTGGATGGCATCCGCATCCATTTTGATACCATACTTTTTGCATTGCTGTTCGATGTAGCGTTTGGCTTGTTCAAACTTTTCCTTTCCGTTACCGGCTCCCAGCAAAATTTCTGCCGCCTGCACACCTGCGACGGCAAACTCCTTGATCAGCTCCCACTGCGCTGCGCTCACCTTGGAGCGAATCAGCGGAAACAAAATGCCGGTCATCACCGCCGAAACCAGTGTCACAAGGATCACCATAATCTGTGTTAAATCCACTTCCATCGTCCTACACCCCTTGGTTCAGTCCTGCCCGCTGGATGATGGCAGGATAGTCTTTGTACGCAGTGTCCCGGTCCACGCTGCCGCTGATGCCGCCCACCCTGCCGCTGCCGGTGTACTGCCAGATACCGTATGGATGCTTGCAGGTGCATTTGCCTGCGTACTGTGCAATCCATTTGTCATAGGCGGTCAGCTGTGCAGGATAGAGATAGCTGTCCAGAAAATCCTTCGAGCAGTACAGCATGGCATAGTAGCCCGCCGCCTCCACCTCGTCCAAAAACGCTTTACAAATCTCGGTGTTGGTCTGCTTACTGCCGCCGGTGTAGATGCTCTCATACTCAATATCAAAGGCGATTGGGTAGGTCAGCTTGTACGGTTTTATCGCTTTGATGACCTCCTGCGCTGCTCTCCTTGCCGCCTGTACGGTAGTAGCATAGCTGTACAGATAAATGCCTACATCCAGTCCTGCCGCCAGCGCACCCTTGATGTGCTGGGTAAAGGCACTGTCGAGCTTCAATGCACCATTATTGTAGCAGAAGCCGACGCGGATGATGGCAAAGTCGATGCCGTCCGCCTTGACCTTCTGCCAGTCCACCTTGGGTTGCCATTTGGATACATCAATTCCCTGTTTCATTTTCCTCTTCCTTTCCGTCAAATCCTTTTTTCAGCGCTCCTGCCCGGCTGTGCTGCTTGATGAGCTGATTGAGGCAGATTGCAGCCGCCGCCAGCACATACCCCTGCCCGACGCTCACCGCCGCCAGAATCACCCACTGCATCCAGCCGATCGGCTCGCAGGCAGCCACACTCACCAGCGCCGACAGCAGCACCCCCACCAGGCACAGGATGCCCGGTATCAGGGTGTTGTCGATGCGGATGGAGCGCTTGATGATGCTCCCCAGCGCATACAGGCAAGGTACCAGCCATACCGTTTCCGGTGATATGTACTCCTTCACCAGCGCCGAGATTTCGCTTAACTCGTTCATTTACCAATCACCTCCTTTCATATAAAACTCCAAAACAAAAGGGAAATTGCCCTAAAAAGAGCAACTTCCCTTCTTTTACAGTCTGCTGTTTTACATACTTTCGTATCCTATGCTGCTGCCGGAGTATCTCCAATCAGCTCATCTGACTCCTGGTCGGTCAATTTTTTCACCCTTCCCTAATTGAATGTAATCATTGTGCTTTTTGCATTGGAATCACCCTTTTTCTGTGGAGAAAAAGGCAGCCGCCATTTCTGACCACCGCACCTTCTTTCGTATTGGATTTTTGCTGTATATCTTTTGTATCACCGTCCAAAACGGCATAAAAAAAGCCGGAACTCATCATCTGAATCCGGCTGATAATATTAAATTTTCCGCATAAATAAGCCATTTTTCTTCAAAATCTATTGACATACCGCAACCGGTATAATATAATAGAATCAATAAAGGAAGGTGAACCAAGTGGAAAGCAAAATAAAAGAGCTCATCAAGCTGGTAGGACAGCTTGAAAAGCTCATCATCAGAATCATCAGTTTAGTTGGCTGGATTCTAATTCTTATCAAACTGTTCCGATAAGGAACAGTTTGGGCGGGAGCGCAAGCCCCTTTCCTTACTCTAAGTATACCAAACCGCTTTCCAAAATGCAACCATGAAAAAAGATATTCTAACCCTTATCGCCAAAATACTAACCGTTGCAGGACTTTTATTTGCCCTGTACTTTATGATTCGTTCGTTCTTTTAGGAGGTGCTTTATGGGAAAAACATCCACGCAGGTCAAACAGCGGTATTTGGACAAAGCCTATTCTCAAATCGCTGTCCGCCTGCAAAAAGACCTTGTTGCTCAGTGGGAAGAGGCACTCAAAGCCGACGGTATCAGCAAGGCTGAGTTTATCCGCCGAGCAATCACGGAATATTTGGACAGTAAACAAACTGCCAATCTATAACATTTGGGAGGTCATCACACATGGAAACAAAAGACATTAAGCTTTCCCCCAAAAAAGGAGGACATGGTCATATCACCAGCTATTCGGTCAATCTAGGTTGCGCAGAAGCCCGCTCCTGCGGCTTCCTCGATGAAAACGGTTCCCCGTTGCCGGTCGAAAAGGTGATTGACTGCGAACATCATCAAATCATCATTCGCTTAAAATAATCCCATACAAAACTCTTGAAGGCAGGTGAAAAAAGTGGATGAAACCACATCCACAAAGAAAATGAAAATCAAAACACTCCGTATTTTGCTTATTGCTCTGGTCGTCCTAAACATTCTCGACGGGGATTTTACAAATCCGTCCGTTTTGGATGGAATCAAGTTTATCCTGCTGGCTGTCTGCCTGATTTTATCCTTCAGAAAGGAGGAAAAAAGCCATGCTTAAACTTCGAGAAATCCGCAAATCAAAGGGTCTGAGCGTGCCGGAGCTGTCGCGCCAAAGCGGTGTTCCCAAGCGCACCATCGAGGACATCGAAGCCCGCGGCGACTGCCGTATCTCGACCGCCTTTGCTTTGTGCAAGGCAATGCAGATTTCCCTCGATGAGATCTACGAACCTGACCCCGAAGCCGAATAGCCTTCAACAGCAAACCCGCTTGTCTTTATGACAGGCGGGTTTGCTTGATAGGTGTATCTTTTCCCCATTAGTTTCCCCCTCCATGCAAATAAGCCTCCATCGCTTCAAAGTCCAGCGTTCCGGTTACTGAGCTTTGTGCTTTCTGCGGTGTGCTGTAAGCGTTTTTCTCCCATGTTCGGATTGCAGCCCTCCAGTCACTCATCGGGTTTTTGCCCACCTTCCAGCCGTTCGCTTCATAGTAGTCGATAAAGCGGTTGGCATCCACACTGTTGCCCCTCTCCCGGCAGTATGCCTGAACCTCCTCGATTGTCGGCTTTGTAAAGCGGGCGCGGGCGGGCTTGTCCGCCTTATTCTTTTTCTCTATCTCTTTCTCTATCTCTATCTCTTTCTCTATCTCTGTGTTACACGGTGTTTGCGGTGCGTTACTTGCCGTTACACCATCGTTACATTGTAACGCTTTTTGGCTTCGGAACGCTCTAACGCGCTCGGCAGATTCGTTTTCCGAGCCGATACTTTTCAGGGCTTCTGGAAGCAGATAGGTGCCGCTTCCAGATTCCTCTATCAAACCCTGAGAAGCAAGATATGAGAGGGTAACCTCCACATTTTCCGCCTCCTCATTGAGTTTGAGGGCAAGCTCCTCGCAAAAGGTGGGCTCAATGCCCTCATACTCGATCACACCCTGATTTTTGATAGAGAGCAGCTGCATCTTGAGATAGATTACGGTGTATGTATCGCCTCCGGCAATCTTGCGGAGCTTTTTGATTCTCGGACTATCAAAGTAATCCTCTTTGAGCTTGAGCCAAAAAAATCGTTTTGCCACTCCCTCGCCTCCTAAAACGGCAAATCTTCCTCTTGCGGTCCGCCCTTCATCCGGCTCGCCTCTCATCCCGCTCCTTGCGCTGCTTCTTCGCCTTCATCTCTCGTGCCTCCTGCCGAGTGCAAACCACCTCCATGACCCATCCGGCAATCCCTGCCAAAATCAAGCTGCCGAACAGCAGCGCACTTCCCATCAATGCTGTAATTCCAATCATTTTCGCTTCTCCTTTATTTTTTACTCACCCCAAAAACATCCCTTTTATGTAAATCTGCGCGCACTGTACTCGTCCGACATCACCTGCCCGGTGCGCTTCATCATCTGTTTCCGAATCTGCTTCCACTCTTCCTGCGGAATATGCCGCTCCACCCACTGATTAGGAGAGCCGACATTATGGATGGTGCTGACCGGCAGCACGGTCCCGTCCGGCAATCGTACAAAACTTCTGGCTGTCACTTCTTTTTTCTTCATCAATCACACCTCCTGTGTCATCTTATTATGCAAGCAGTTTGTCCTATGAACCTGCGCTTTTCCTTTTGGTGCTCTCCCTTTCGTGCTGCAATGAGCAGGAAGGGAGGTGAATTATTATTTCAACTGAAATAGTGTGCGCAATCATTGCACTAACAGGCACCTTATTTTCTGTCCTTTGCTCTTGGTTCGTTTCCCGACAATTAACCAAAGTGGAAATTGAAAAGATGCAAAGAACGTGGGAGCGCGAAGATGTTGTATCATCAGATGATGAATTTGCTCAAATGGCTGAATCTGTTGCTGTGTACATTCACAGTGGAGTCCGAGTTGCAAATTGCATCGGTAAAGTAGCTGCGCTGCGTTCAAAAGAACACGGCAGTTTAGCTAAATCTCTGGATAGTTTGTATTTTGCTATTCAAACTTCCGACAAAGCTGCAATCAACAAGGCTTTATCCAAAGTAATAGAGGAAAAGCGAAGAGCAAAATCCAGCCAACAAAGTCAGGACAATGATGCATAAATACTTCATAATTCTTTTTGCTCGATGGTACTCTTTGAAGTAAAATGCTTCTATGAGTGCCATGGTTGCAAGCATCGTGATTGCTGCTATTCCAACGGCTATGTTTCCAAAAAGCTCTATGGTTACCGCCTCCTATTTTTCGTCCTGTTTGAAACAATAATCGAATTTCTACAAATAGATAATCAACTCTCGTGCAGGATTTCTTTCTACATCAAGGCAAAACTCCACCTTTCTGACACCTCTTAGGCTCTTCCTTTCTCTTGCTCCTTTTTGTGTTATGAGGATTAAGAAATTATCCCAGCGATAAAGACACCCGGAAAATTTTTCTTCGTATAGTCGTCAGCTCCCATAACTGCCATTATGTTGGGGTTGGCGGCTATTACTTTAAGAAAAGCATTTTCATCACGAAAAACAATGAGGGTATCGTACCCTTGCACAGATATTCCGATTGCATCAATGTCATAATTTTTTGATGATTTGATTTCTACTTTAGGCTCTTTCAGCGAATACCCTTTCTCTTTGCTGTCGAAGTGCATTCTTTCATCGCACCTCCCTCATCCACAGCAGGCGGAAGGTTTCCCTGCCTTTCGGCGTAACCAGTGTCTGCGTGCCGCTCCACTTGGTTTTCTCGTTAAAGCACTCTTTCACTTCAAACAAACCATTGTTTTTGTCTGCATACGGTTGCAGCTTGCCTTTCTTGTCTCGGTAAATGTATTTCTTTTCGAGCAGGAAACCAATCAGCTCCTTTTCCTTTACTTCGAGTTGCTTTGCGGTTTCCCTAAACGAGGTCAGCAGGTTGCGGTCCACCAGCTCGTCAAAATAATCTGCCTTTGGCTGCATGATTTGCTTTTCGACTACAAGCTCTGCGTTTGCAACTTCCAGAGCTTTCCTCTTGTCCTGCTCGTCTTTCAGCGCAGTGCACAGCTTAATCATCGTGTCGGGATTTAGGATTGCCGCTTCCAGTGTTTCCGGTGTCATGTATGCGCCGTGCTTGCGGATAGAAGGGATGACCTCGCTTGTCACCCAGCGCTTGAACTTCTTTGCTGTTGGCAGCTTGCTGGAAAGTACCAGACTGTACAGGCCGGATTCGTTGATGATGGTTGTTTCCTGTGCTCCTGAAGTGGTCTCCATTTTGGAGATACCTCTATCTTCTACATCAACGTGCTTTCTCACAGCATCGGTTGGTTTCTCGTATCCCAATGCCGCCGCCACATCCTTACCGACAAACCACGGTTCGCCGTCCTTCTCGATGGTGCGGATTGCCCCAAACTCTGGGCTGTTGAAAATCTGCAAGTCGTTCATTTAATCTTCCTCCACACACTCTAGTTTTACTGTTTTTCTCATTTCCTCGAATTGCTTAAGGTCGCTTTCCTGCACCATATAGCTTTTACCAATCTTAAGTGCGGGCAGATTCTTTTTGCGAATCCAATCGTATACAGTAGTGATTTGCACCTCGTATCTGTTGGCAACTTCCTCGCATCGATAGAGTTTTTCCATCCATATTCACCTCCTGCTCAGGGACAAAATAGCCAAAAAAACGACCCTTCCCCTTCTTATTTGTATAAGATGACTATCAGACAGCCTTATAAAAAAATATCTTTGTTGTTTATTTTAGTTGAGTTTACTTAAGTTTTGTTATATACTTAAGTTGCGATAAATAATAAACAAAGCTAAAGTAAACTTGATGTTTTTATAAGGTTTCTTAAGTACAGTCCTATAATACATCAGTTTTCTTAACTTATCAAGGCTATTTACTTAAGATTTTTTAAGTATTTTGAACTTTGTGAAAGGTTGACAAACTATGTATGAAATTTTTGCGCAACTTTGCAAACAACATGGAGTAACTCCATATAAAGTATCGAAGGAAACAGGAGTGTCCCAGCCAACCCTCAGCGAGTGGAAGAAGGGAACCTATACACCAAAGCAAGACAAACTGCAAAAGATTGCTGATTACTTTGGAGTAACTCTCGATTACCTGATGGGCAACACCCACGCTGATGAACAAACACCCCCAGAAACACAAAAAGCGCCCACCCTTAATAAAAAGGATGAGCGCGATATTGCAAAAACTCTGGGACAATTAAAAGAAACCCTTGAAAACGAAGAGGGACTAATGTTTGACGGCAACCCTATGACAGACGAAGCTAAAGAATCCATCCTCGCCGCCATGGAAGTGGGTTTGCAGATGGCAAAACTCAAAAACAAAGAAAAATATACCCCTAAAAAGTATCGGAAAAACTAATAGGAGAGATTAGCATGATACCGAAGCAGAAGGCAAATAGCCTGATTCGTAAATTCGGCACAACGGACCCGTTTAAAATTGCCGAAAATCTCGACTACATCGTTGTGGAGCTTCCGTTAAAGGGTGTGCGAGGATTCCACCAGTACATTAAGCGCAACCATATCATCTATATTGATGATTCCCTCAGTGAGGAAGACCGGCGTTGGGTGTGCGCCCACGAACTGGGACACATCTTCCTGCACCCTCACCTCAATAAAATGTTTATGGCGAATCATACTTATAATGTGCAATCAAAATATGAACAGGAGGCGGATAAGTTTGCCGCTTGTCTCTGCTACCCTGCTGATGTACTGGCAGAGGAGTATGATGGATGCACTACCGCTCAGATAGCGGAGATACTCGGTTTGCCACTACCTCTGATAGAATATGCTGCAAAATAAAAACCCCCCTCCGTGCATCAACACAGAGAATGGTATAGAATACATTGCCGACATTGGCAAATCAATCCCCATGCCAAAGGACGACGCTCATATCGTCAATGAAAGGAGATGATTTCATGGACCTTTCCCCCGCTCTGCAAAAGCAGATCGCACAGCTCGGCGCCCGCTACGGTGCCACAAAGATTGTCCTGTTTGGCTCCCGTGCGCGTGGGGACAACCATCCCCGCAGCGACATCGACCTTGCCATCTATGGGATGCCCGAAAGGCAGCAGGCTTCCTTCTACTTTGCGGTCGAGGAAGAACTTCAGACCCTGCTCAAATTTGACCTGGTGCATATCACCGAACATACCAGCCCTGCGCTGCTGCAAAACATTCAAAAGGATGGTGTCATCATTATGGGCTCCTACTCTGACAAACTGAAAAATTTTGAAAAAGCTCTCTCCCGCCTACAGGAATCCATCGAAGAATACGACCGGACCCACAGCGACACCGTACGGGATGGGGTCATTCAACGCTTTGAATTTACCTGTGAACTCAGCTGGAAAACAACACGCGAATTTTTACTCGACCAAGGGTATTCTGAAATCAACAGTCCCAAAGCGGTTATGCGGGAAGCCTACTCCTGTGGGCTTATCAAAGACGATCAGGAGTGGGTCCACCTGCTCAACGACCGAAATCTGACTGCACACCTCTATGACGAAAATGTTGCAGCTGAAATTTACCAGCGCATTGTTTCCCACCATATTGGATGTTTTACCCAGCTTCTGGAGCAATTACAAAACAACTAAACGATAAAAAAAGAACCGCCCTCTGTGCTACCAACACAGAAAGCGGCTCGGTTGCCCCGTAAAGGAGCGCGCATCATAATAAATCGCACTGTTATTATAGCACTTCTTTTGCGGGTTGGCAACTGCATACGCTATTTTAAGCAAAAGGAGTGTTGTATGATGAAGGTTGCTGCCGCTTACATCCGCGTTTCGACCGACGACCAGCTGGAATATTCCCCCGACAGCCAGCTAAGCCAGATTCGCCGCTACGCCAAAAACAACGATTTTGTCCTGCCGGAAGAGTATATCTTTGTCGAAGAGGAGGGTCGCTCGGGCAGAAACAGCGCCAAGCGCCCGGAATTTATGCGGATGATTGCCACCGCCAAGAAAAACCCCAAGCCCTTTGATGCCATCCTGGTCTGGAAGTTTTCCCGGTTTGCCCGCAACCGCCAGGACAGCATCGTCTACAAATCCATGCTGCGCAAGGAGCTGGGCATCGACGTGATTTCGGTCAGCGAATACATTGGGGACGATAAAATTTCCATCATCACCGAAGCCATCATCGAAGCGATGGACGAATATTACAGCGTAAACCTCGCCGAGGAGGTCACCCGCGGCATGACCGAAAAAGCACACCGCGGCGAACCGCTGACCTATGCCCCCTTCGGCTATCGGATTGAAAACAAGCAGTATCTCCCCGACCCGGACACCGCTGCGCTGGTGCAGATGATTTACTCCGACTTTTTGGGCGGCATGGGCTATATGGAAATTGCGCACAAGCTCAATGACCTGGGTGTGCGCACCCGTTTTGGCAACCGGATGGAAAACCGGAACATCGAGTACATCCTGAAAAACCCGGTATACATCGGAAAAATCCACTGGAACCCCTCCGGTAAGGTCAGACGCTCCACCCCGCCGAAAACACAGATCCTTGCCGACGGTCAGCACCCGCCGCTGATTTCGCAGGAGGACTTTGAAGCTGTACAGCAACGGATGGCGCAAATCAAGCAGCTCTACCACCAAAAGGCAAAAAGCCGTGTGAAACCTGCCAACGAATACGCGCTGCGCGGGCTTGTCCGATGCAGCAGCTGCGGCTCCACGCTGGTCATCAGCTCGCCGAATCAGCCGAGCGCCTACCTCCAGTGCAACCGCTACGCCAAAGGCAGCTGCGCCACCTCCCACGCCATCAACCTGGTCAAAATCACCGATTGGGTCATGGCAGCCATCCAAACCGATTTGGAGAACGAAACCTTCGAGCTGCACATCCGCCAGACCGCTGCACGAGCAGACACCTCCTCCGTCCTCCGTGCGCAGATCGAGCGGGAAAAATCAAAGCTCGAGCGCATCCGCGAGGCCTATGAAGCCGGCATCGACACCCTGGAGGAGTACCGCCGCAACAAGGAGAAGCTGACTGCCAACATCGAAAAGCTCACCCTTCAGCTGCCGCAGCTTCCCGATGTCCGCGCCTCCCGCAAAGCCTTTGCCGACAAGGTGCGCTCCCTGCTCCCGTCCCTTCTGTCCGCTGACACTCCCCCATCCGAGAAGAACCGCCTGCTGCGCTCCTTTGTCGAAAAGATTGTGTTTGACCGGCAGGCAGACAGCATCGAAATCTACTATTACATACAATGA